AAAGTCAGCCAGTCTATATCGTAGAAGACGCCCTCAATCTTCATTGGGTTGGGTGTATACCTCCAAGTCGAGCATATCGTCGTCGATCTTCAGCCACAGGCAGTGGACCGGGTCCACGGTGACATTGGTGCCCTTGGTCAGGCGGTAGGTGTCGCTCTTCAGCAGGCGACCCTTCTCCTTCAGCTTGCGCGTGGTCTCTGCGTAGCTGATCTGGAACCTGACGCAGTACTCCCGGAACTGCTTGACCGAGACGTACATCATCTTGGTGTTGGGCTCGATACGAACCAGCAGCTCACCCTTCGGTTCGCGCTTCGGCAGCGGCTTGGCCTTGCTCCGCGCATCGCCGTCGTCGATGACCAAGATGTTCTGGATGTTACGATACAGGTAGTCGCCCAGAACCTGCTCGACATCGTTCAGTGGGGCTTCGGTCTCGTTGCGCATGATTTCGATGCGCTGGCAAATCCATGTGTAGATGCGCCGCAGGTCCCACTTGATGAGGCCGCACTCACGGGCATAGAGCCCAGCCACAAGGTTAGCCGCAATGGTGGCAGACCAGAAGCGCTCACGGGGGAGCAGCTTCAATTCCCGGTCGAGCTTGGCTTGCGTACTCTCCAGCTTCTCCAACACCTCGGGCAGCTTCGACAGCACATGGCGGATGAAGATAGGACCGGCGTGGCCATAGTTCTCCAGCAGCACCTTATCGAACATCTGCTTGCCGTACTCAGTACCCAAGGAGTCGACGAGACCGATGGGGTACTCGATCAGGCGCATCAACTCACCTTCTGGAGCGCGCTTCAGCACCGACAGTTTTTCCGCAAACGAAGCGTTGGCCGTAGACACAGTGATAGTTTGCCATGTGGTGTTGTTCTCGCGCAGCTCGTTGGTGCCCGACATCATGCGCTCTTTGCCCTTGCCGTTAGACAGGCCGTAGAGCAGCTCGGAGTATTCCTCCGGCGACATGTTGGTCAGCTCATCCATGGTAGCAGGCAGGTTGTTAAGGATACCCACCCAGAGCAGACGCCCGTTGATCGTGTCCTTCTGCGCCAGCCGCAGGTTCTTGGGGTGTCCGTAGACGCTGTTCACGAAGTTCAGCACGGTCGACTTACCCGTACCAGAGCGCGGGTTGTACAAGTTGATGACCGCACCAGTCTGGTTGAGGAACTTCAGGAGCGGCGCACCGAAGGCGCTCAGCGCCGCAAATGCGTGGGGCTCCATACCCGGCGTGTCGAACAGCGCCGCTGCTTCTTTCCACTTATCCATAGTGCCGACCGGGCCGATGAACTTGGCCAGCTTCTGCGTGGTCTTTGACGGTGGCGAATAGATATGCCCCGTCGCGGTAATCTCTTGGTCTCCAAGGACAAACCGGCTGTTGCCCTCAACCCATCCAAATTGCTGTCTCATGATTTCTGCCTTGTCTTTCTGTTGGCGCATATCCGCCGATGACATGATGTAGTCGTGTACCATATTGGCCTTCTTGCCCCGGAGATAAGCACCCCCTTCGGACATTATCTTACGAAACTCGTCGAAGGCCGATATCTTCAGCATTGGGAGTGTGAACTCCCGTATCCCGTCAGCAGGTAGATGCAGACGTATAAGCACTTGGTCTTTGTACCCACCATCGACCCGGTCAGTGATGCGCTTCACCACGTAAAGGTCGTAGGGGTAGATGCAGATGGGGTCTGGCTGCTCTCCAGCCTCATTCTTCTGCGGCATTATCCAGACACCGCCGCCTTCGCCCCGGTAATAGGGTTTAGGGTAGGTAGGTATCTCGAACGTCTGAACTTCCCCTTCTATCTCCTCCACCTTGATGTTGTTGGTGGCTACCTTGGGGATTTTACCCAAGTCGCGGGGACCTAAGATTTTACCGAAGTGTTTGCACCCTTCGCAGCGGTCCGGGTACGTAGCCTTGTACCGGGAACAGCTAGTCGCCTTCTTGATGGTGGCTACCTTCCTGTCCACCTCTTCTGGGTCGTAACCGGGATGGCCATCCGACATCAGGTGGACCGCAGTGGGGGCATCCTCACACATAGCCGCCACTGACAGAGCATAGAACCACTCGTTATAGTCTACCGTCTCCCGGTTGGTGTAGGCGTGAGCCAGTTGGGCGCAGCCTTCACCTTTGGCGGTCCGCTTCATGATACGCGCGAAGTTGTAGCCAACCCCGTCCATCAATGCCTGCTGTTGAGGCGTGGCCTTGAAGTTCGGGTCGAAGATAGACTTGGCTGGCTCCGGAGCCGCTACACCAAGCAGCTTACAGAAGTCGTCGAAGTCGAGGGAGTCTCCAACATTGGCCACGGTAACGGGCGTCTGCCCACCGCGCTTCAGGTTGAACGTACCCGGTACGCGCAGGATGCGCGCCACTTCGAAGACCTTTTCGTCTACGCGCAGCCCTTGGGTGCGGCAGACCTCACGCAGGCGGGTAGCCACTGGCTCCCACTGCGCACGGCTAACTTCTTGGTTCAGTACCCAGTAGACGTGCCAGCCATGGCCGGAGTCCACCAAGGTGGGGCGGGGAAGCCCTACGGTCTTACAAAAACCCCGTAGCGCCTTGAGCCCCTGTTCTTGGTCGTCGTAGTCCTTGTTCGGCCCGCAGTCGATGTCCAACCAGAAAGCCTTGAGGGCTTGTACGTTTTCCTGCGTCCGACTGGTTGGTGCTGTGTATTTCGCTACGCCGAAGTAAACATCTCTGCCTCCGTGTAAGTAAGTCTCGATTGCCGCGTCCGCCTCTTCTCGGGTCGGTACGAGCGTCTGCCGTACATACCCGTCCTTGATACCGACAATGGCGATATGGCCAGACGCGGGCTGGACGTGCTGTAACAGGTCAAAGTCCATAGGGCGTCACTCACTGATGCAGGGAAAACCTGCCAGTTCTGCTCTTTTTCTAGGTGCTAGTCGAGACTGGCTAGAAACTTCTCTACCGCGTCCTTGTGGGACTCGGCAGGGTCGTACGCGCCAACGAACCAATTATAGATCGTTTGGCGCGAGACCCCTAGGGTCCCGGCGACTTTCGCCACCGGGACACGGCGCTGGATACATAGCTTACCCAAGCGCACTCCTAGACGGGACTGGTCCCCCTTCCAGATAGCCTCGGCTACTTCGATACTGTAGCCGCGCATCGCTTACTCTCCATCCTCGGAATCATCGTCCAGCCACGAAGCCATAGCCTGCTTCAGTTCGGGCTTGGCGGTGGCAGTATCGACCACGTTGCGCTTGGGCGCAGCGCGCTTGACCGGGGCGACAGGAGCTTCCTCTGCCTCTTCATCGTCGTCACCGAAGGGATTGCCAACCGGTGCGGCGATAGCCTTAGCCTCAATCGTCTTCGACTCGACAAGCTTTGCAGCGCCTGCGGTAGGTGCGTTCGCGGTCAGGCCGATATACCGCTTGGTCTCCGGGTCTTCCTGAGCTGCGTCCACAAAGCCAGCTTCCACCTCGGTCAGCATACGCACCGGAGTGAACTTCAGCTTCATGGTATCAGCATCGAGGTCGTACATCACACGGGTGACGACGGTATCCACAGCTTCGCCATGGGCCAGCAGGAACTTCTTGTAGTTCTCGAACGGGTGGACGTTGTCCGTGCCCTTACCAAAGAGCGAAGCAGCCGGGATTTGCATCTGGTAGACTTCACCCGATGAATCACCAGCCACCAACACCGCGATGCGGCGCAGGTAGCGGCAGGCGCGGCCCTTACCGTTCTGACCGGAGCCTTCGACGTTCTTGGGGCAAGCGGCGCAGCTGGTAGCCTGTGCCTTACCTACACTGGTCTCGGGAGCCTTGCCGTCGTTCGACCAGCAATCAGGCAGGGTCGCCTTGGCGTCGGGGTCATACTTGGAGCCATAGAACTGGCGCGATGGTTCGGACAGCAGGTCAACAATGATGACGTCCAACTGGTGCGGTACGGCTTTGCCGATCTGCTCACCACCCACAATACGCTTGAAGGTACCGTTGGTGTTCAGGCCAATGCGGCGGAGGCTACCGCCGCTGCTACCCATCTTGTCCAGCAGCTTGGACTGCCGGCGGACGGTGGGGACGTTAGACGGTTCAGAGAAAATGGTCAGGTTGCTCATGGTTATTCACCCTTTTTGGTGGGTTTGCGGACTTGGATTACGAACTTACGGTCAAGCTGAAGGCCGACCGGCATCAGGTCTGGGTTCTCGTCCAAGACCTGTTGCATGTTCCCGTTGTGGATACGCTTTTCGAGGATAAACGGGACGTTATTCTCAACTACAAAGTTGTACATGGACTCCCAGTCGTTAGTCCAGTACCGAGCCTGAACCCGACGCGACACAGTACCCATGGGGGTCTTAACGCTATCGAGGTTGTGCGCGTTGCAAAAGTCCAAGATGGCCGAAGACACCTCGGCAAGGTCTTTATCCAACGCTTCTATCTCGGCTTCAAACTCTTCTTTACGCTGGGCGATGGCGTCTCGGATTTTCCGATACACCATCACCAACTTTTCTATGTCTACACTTTCCGACATGTTTGCTCCTTCATGTTGCCGGGGATTACTCAGGTAACAGTGGTATTAGACCGTGTCAAGCATATTTCTGTAGAGGTCGATCAACCGCTCGTGGTTGGCGACGTTACCCTGAAGCATCTTATACAGATGGGACTCCACCTCGCTGCCCCGGATATGCATGATCGTCATGGCGTTCTTCTGGCCGGGGCGGTTGATGCGGGCGTTGGCTTGCAGGTAGGTCTCCACCGACGTTACGGGTGCGTACCAGATGATTGTATCTGCTGCCGTAAGGGTAAGGCCGTGGCTGGCGGCCTGCGGCTGGATAACCAGCACCTTCGGGTCAGGGTCATTCTGGAACTTGGTAACGATGTCGCTGCGGCGGTTGACCGGCACCTTGCCACTTATGATGTCGCAGCTAATGCCTTCCCGCTCCAGTCTGGCCGCCAACAGGTCGATGGTGTGGGTGAAGGGGACGAAGACCAGCACCTTGTTGGACGTCTCGTTGATGACCTCCAGCACCGCCGTGATGCGGTTGGAAACATCGAACTCCAGCACTTGCCCATCATCCGTGTAGACTGCGCCCCCACTGATCTGGAGTAGCTTGTTCACCCGTGTGGCGGCGTTGACGGCGCTAACCTCTTCGCCTGCTGCCTCGATAAGCAGCTGGCTCTTGAGCTGATTGTAGTATTTGCGCTGTTGAGGGGTCATGTCTACCTCTCGCTCGACATGGACAACGTCGGGCAGGTCGAGGCAGTCCTTCTTCTCAAAGCGTATCGCTGGCTGAAGCATCTCATGCACAACCGCGTTCGCGTGTGGCTTGGGGGCCCACTTGAACTTGCTGATCGGCCTCATGACGCTATCGCGGAAAGGCCCAAAATACTTCGGGCACTTGGGTGTCTCCAAGAGTCGCGCCAGACCATAAGCATCCAGTGGTGATTGAGCTGCTGGCGTACCCGTAAGCATCCAGACACGCGGGCTAGTTTCCTTCACGATCCTGTTCAGGATTTTCCAGCGGTTGGTTTGCGCGTTCTTGTACGCAGACGCCTCGTCCACGACGATGAGGTCGAAGCCGCCGGCTATGATCTCGTCCAGCACGGTTGCCACACCATCGAAGTTGATGACGACAATATCAGCCCCGGCTTGGATAACCTTCTCGCGCTGCTTGGCGCTTCCGTGTGCCACGCTACACGACCGGTGCATGGCAAACTTAAAGACGTCCTGCTGCCACGCCGACTTCATGATCGACAGCGGACACAGCACAAGGACGCGCTTGATGACGCCCTTCTTCATCAGGTAGTCAGCGGCCCAGATAACGCTGGCGGTCTTACCCGTACCTTGCTCGTTGAAGCAGAACGCCCGCTCGCGCAGAGACAAGAAAGACGACGTGGTCTTCTGATGCTCGAAGGGTGTGTAGCGTCCGGTCCATGTATAGTCGCGCAGGATGGGTGAGGGGGCATCTATCCCCAGCTTCACCAAGGCTTCCGCCTCTCGGTATCCCCAGTTCACCAACACCCCTTCGCTGGTGTGGGCGCTCTTCTTGATTTTGTTGGTGACCACAGACGGGTCATCGACGCTGACGAGCAGCGCTTTGTCTTCGATAATTTGCACTAGTTTGCTCCTAGCTGGTTACTTCTTTTTGCGCTCCCGCGCGCTGGTCTCCGATACCAGATTGTTCTTGCTGTCACGCTTAAACGAACGGTTCTTACTCGCCGTCTCCACCCGCAGGCCGTCGCCGTTGCTGCCGCCCTTGTCGAAGGCTTTGACGTGGGCAACGTCCTTGCCGTCACCCTTCCTGACTTTGCCCGCTTTCATGAGCTTCGCTCTGGCAGCGTTACGCTTAGCCCGGTTCTTCTTTTGCTCCGGGGTGCCTTGGTATGCCTCATACTCGGCACGGTAGTCACGGGGTTTCTTTGCCATCCTCTGCCTCCTTCGCCTCAAAGTACGGAGCCAGTAGTGTGACGACTCGGCCCGTCGCTAACGACTTACCTTCTACCACATCTGGCCACATTTGGCTCGGCCCAACTACACGATGCAAATAGTAGAGGTACCCGTGCCTCTCAGCGCGGCTTTGATGGTAGCCATCTAGGACGCTCTTCAGGCTGAGTATCTGCATCAACGCCTCCGTGGTCGCCAATGTTCACACGTCTCGACAGGACACCACCCGCACAGGCCGCTGGGGTTAGCGTTCCACACACCGTTCTCCTTGGCCGCTTCCAGCCGATCCAACTGGGTATCGAACACACCCATGTAGGTAAGCAGGTGCTGCCTGTGGTGAATCTTCCTCGGCATCTCCTGACTAACGACATACAAGAGAGCGGAGTTGATGACCTCCACCTCTGGGTAGTGGATGAAGATGGCACCCGCCAGCAGGTCGAGCTGCTTCATGTCTGCGTACTTGGCGTTCTTGCCGGTCTTGTAGTCCACCAGCCAAGCCTTGGTCCCATCAATGATGAGCAAGTCGGCAATGCCCCGGTACCAGACGTCCTTGGCAAAGAAGCCGCAAGGCTCCAGCTCCTTGGTGACTCCTACCTTAATCTCGGCGTACTTGATGCCCTTCTTCTTCGCCAGCGGCTCTACGATGGGGCGCATGAAGGCGAACTTCTCAGGGATGGGTGTGCCGTTCGTGACGAACAACTCAGCCGCTTCATGCACCGCCGTACCGTAGTCAGCAGCTTCCCCCGGCTCGTCCTTGACGTCCTTCACCACCTTCAGATGGAAGTACTTCTTCGCACACTGGTCGAAGGTTTTGATAGACGAGTAGGACCATGCAGTCATTGGGTTGTTAGCTCCCGCGCTAAGCGCTTTATGTTGGACATGAGGTTAGCGTTAGCACGTTGTGAAGCATCTGTCCGCTTACCGTGGGGGAATATCCCCACTAGTCGCCCCTGCAACCGCACCTTGAAGTGCTTCGATCCGGTCTCAACCTCCCATGGTAGACCGGTATCGTCGAGCGTCTTCTTCACCTTTGGGTCTATCTTCATCCCTCCCCTCCCAGACGTTCCGCGATGAGCATGGCATAGCCTGCTATGTCGACGAAGTTATCCTTAAGCTCGGGGTCTCCGTAGAGAACCCGGCTTATCTTGTGGGCGATCATCTCCAACGACTCACGGGTATCAGGCTCCAGCATGTCCCAGTTGGGGGCTCTGTGCATGAGAAACTTCACCCCTTGGATGAAGTTCGCTTTCTCGTAGTAGTCGCCGTAGGCTTTGCCCCTAGCATCCAGAACGCCTACCAGTAGGCCATCAATACCTGCCATCTACTGCTTCCTCTTATAATCGTAGACTTGCCGCTGCACCGCAGCGATGGTTGTGTCGAACTCCTGCGCGATTTCCTCGAACGGCTTACCATCTACGTACATATCCCAGACCGCTTTGATGCGCTCAGGTGTCCAGTACCCTTCTGGTTTGCGCCTACGCAGTACGATGTGACGCATTACTTCTTATTTCCCAATGCGCTCTGAAGCTGCTGGTTGTAGGCGTCCTGCATCTGCCGGTTCAGCATCTTCTGTGTGTCCCTCTGCATATCGCTCAGCTTCTGGATTGTAGGCTTTTGCGTCTGCAATGACCGCTGAAAGGACTTTGCTTCCTCTTCGACCTGACGGCGTTGGTCTGCGCGGCGCTGTTCGCCGTTCATCAGCTCGTCCAGCGCCCACTCATGGGCCTTGTCCATAGCCATACGACCTATGACCTTATCCAGAACGGCATTGTCCTCGACGGTGCCGTCTCTCCGGATCACGTCAACCGCATGCCACCAGCGATTGGTTGCACTAAGGGTATCTGGGGTCCCGTTGACAAACTCCTCCGGGTGCGACTTGGCCCGAGCTACGAGTAGCTCGACGAGGGGGTGGACTTTAGCCTCTACGGGCTGCTCCTTCGGCAGCATCGTCTCTACGTTGTAGATAATCTCAAGCACCTCCCGGATGGCTCTCCGTCCGATACCCGGCTGCTTGCTAAGCCGCCCGTCATTCACAACTTTTTCGGCTTGCCCGAGCGTCATCACCCCGCACTTCTTCAGTGCGTTGAGTGTGCGTACACTCAGTTCGAGGTCATCTATGGGTATGTCATTCTTCTTCATGGTTTGCTCCTATTCTGGTACGCGCTTGAACTTTGTGACTGGGATTAAAACCACCTGCTCGACGTCCATCGGGTCGCCCCGGTCATAACGCCCACCCGTGCTTATGGTATGCTCCGCAGGTAGTTGGATAACGCCAAGCTGGTCAGTCCACTGCACAGCCAAAAGTGCGTCGATATTCTGGCCGGTAAGGTCACACAACGAATCGTACTTCCTCTTGCTAAGCATGTATGTGGGATACCGGCTGCGCTCGTTCTTCCTGACTTTTATCTCGACCACGCACTTGCGGTCCTCGAACGAGAACAGGCCATCATAGAACGCATACTCTTCGGTAGGCACCTCTGCCTCCAACCCGAACGCCCGCCCCAACTTACTCAGGACGTAGTGCTGGTTGCCCCGGTCCGCTGCGCTTTCGTACTTTGGTCTACCCGCCATAGCTTGCTCCTATCTTGCTCTCACAGTTAAGCGGCAACGCCGCTGCCCATTTCGGGCGGATACGCATACACTGCTCAACGAACGCACGCGCTTCGTCAGCTTCCTCCTGCGGTGCTACCACCACCACGCTATCGTGGACGGTCATGGCGACCTTATACTTCCGGGCGATCATCAACATCTGGTTGGCGATGACGATACGAGCCAAAGCTTGGCAGATGTTCTCGACGGCTTTGCCTCCGTATATCCGTGTAGGGATAACGGTTTTGCCTTTTTTAGTATCGTATACTAGGCCCTGCTTGCCGGTGCCTTGCTCTTCAAAACGCAGGTTGGGGTACCGGATACGCAACATATTAGGGAGGATGATACCCCCGGCGACGGCCAGCTTCATACCCTCGCCCAGTGAGGTGAGGTTATCAACCGACAAGGACTCAAGCGCGTCACCGGTATCCCGCCACAGCTTAGGTATGTAGGGGTAGGTCTCCCGGTACACCGCGATGATACGCTTACACTCGTCTTCGGGTAGGTCGACGTTGAAGGTCTTGAGCTGAGCCTGAAACTTGGCTGCGCCCATGCCGTAGCCTGCACCGAGGATGGTAGTCTTACCCACGAACCGCTGCGAGTCCGTCACTTCGTCCACTGGTACGCCATAGATGGACGACGCCATGATCTTATAGACGTCCTCGCCTTTGTCAAACGCCTCTACCAAGTCCCACTGCCCAGCCAGCCACGCCAAGGTGCGCGCTTCGATCTGACTGGAGTCGCAGTCGATAATCACGTAGCCGAGGGGTGCCTTGATGGCCTTCTTCAGTGGCGACTTGCGCGGTAGGTTCTGGAGGTTGACCTTATCGTCACCACCGAACCGCCCAGTGTGAGCTGCGTAGTAACGTAGGGGGACAGGCAGCGTACCCCGCCCGGAGATACCGATGAACCGCTCGGTACGAGACTCTTCGAGAGTGGACTTTACCCCTAGCCGCGCAGCGACAATGGCCTGCACGATGATGTTATCGTGTTCCAGCAGCGCCTTGAACTCTTCGTCGTTCTTGGCGAAGGCGTAGGTCTCCTTACCCGTCGTCGGACTGATCTTCATAGGCGGATTGACGCCAAGGTTTCGCAGCGTATCGGCCAGCCTCGGGTTCGACATAAGATTGTCTTTGTCGATTAGCGCCTTACCCAGCAGGTCAGCCTTCTTCCGTTTCACGTCTGCGAGGTGCGTCTCCAGCGCGTCCTTGTCCAGCCACAACACAGGCTCGGTGAACATACGCATGGTCAGGTCGATGAGCTGAAGCTCCTCCTTGGGGAAGCCCTCCAGCAGTTTCATGGCCAGCTTGTACGTCATCTCGGTATCGTTGATGCAGTAGTCGCCGTAGGCCGCTAGCTCCTCTGGAGTAAAATCCAGCCGGCGCTTGCCCAGCGCATTGACCACCTCGGTGCCTTTGACGCCTAGCCCATAACGCTCGGCAGCTTTGGCTAGGCTGTTACCCGCATCAGGTCCGTCGATAGCCCTAAGCATGGACAGCGTGTCGATGATACGCTTGGGCCTTATATCGAACCGCCAATTCATGATGGCCATGTCGAACATCGCGTTGTGCGCGATGGCGATGCTGTTGGCCCAGTCGAACCTATCCAGCCAAGCCTTGGTCTGCTTGGCGGTGCCAGAGAACCACTGCGCCGGCTCATCGTCCACCTTCACTGCTACGCCGATAGCTTCAAAGCGCGGGTCGCGGACATACTCCTCTGTTGTGATCTTGGAGAGGCTATACTGCTGGTTGTAGTAGGTCTCGAAGTCTATGGTCAGTGTGGTCATTACTTCACCCCCGCCTTTGCGTATTCCAACGCACCCAGTAGCCGCCAACGGTCTTGGAAATTGCCGTAGCTCTCAAAGCCGCGCGCTTCCCGGTCGTTGAATACCACTACGATGTCGAGGATTTCGTTCCGCTCCATGCGATCTGCCAAATCACGCAAGTACGCAGCGGCCTCCTTGTTCAACTCAACCCGCTCAGGGTCAACGGCGTTGATGATTTTCATGGTCATCGCCCTTGCTCCTTCGGGTTACGCTGCGTGTCTGCGCCTTTTGCCTGCCAGAGGTGTCCTCTGGCCTTGTCGCTCATGTAGATTCGTTCTCTGTGACCATCGTCGTACTGCCACCAGAAACGACCTTGGATGATAACTGGCCGTCGAGAACCATCCGGGCTATGACCCCGTTTGACGTGTTTAGGCATCTATTTATCCTTTGGAAGGCGTCGAGTTCATCGACTGCTCTTATGGTTAAGGTCTTAGCTCCTAGGCGTTCGTATGCGCCCTGCCCATGCGGACGGACGGCATCTATTACCCACCTGTTTTGCTCAGGGCAGAAGGAATAGTGAACGTCGAAGTGGGTCTGTTTGGTTTTCATAGCGGGAACTAACCTCGTTCTCGATTGCGCTAAAGACCGCCATCCACCCAAGGATGACGATGACGGCCATCATCACACACCACGTCAACACCCTTACTATCATCGTAGCTTCCTGATTGTCTCGCGGGCGCTTTCTTCCCTCTTTTTAAGCCACTCCGCGCTAAACCTCGGGATAGCTTTTTTCATAAACTCATCCTGTAACTTACGTAAGTCTGGATGCTTGACAACGGCCTGCCCTAGCTTTCGTAAGTAGTCGAAGTAGTCACTGTTGTTTAGCGGCCCATCATAAGGCATCTCACGGCGCAACTGTGCTTGAATATCCGCGTACCGCTCGTCGTAGTCTGTCTCTAGGTGAAGTGCTTCTTGAGCTTTTTTCATGATCCACTTGTTCGCGATAGCCTTGTTCTTTTTCCCCTCTTCAGAGTTACACGCCTCACCTCGTGTGTATCTTTCTACAGCAAGCTGTGTAAGTTTTTCTCTGTGGTTTACCCAGACAGCCTTCATCACATTGGATGACCGTTCGTCTCTACGTTTCTGAAACTCTGGGTCAGTATGCATTTTACGCATATGTGCGCTGGAACGCGCAGAAGCGGCGGCCCGATTGCTAGGATCAGCCATGTGCTTCCTAACCCCCGCTGCGACAGCAGCATCCCACTTGACCTTACGTTCTGGATCGTTGCGGATAATTTTTAGCGTTGCGATGCGCTTCGCTTTGGTCTCTTCCGACTCCTTCTTCCCTAACTGTCTACGGCGGTTTATCTCCGAAAGACACAGCTTCGAACACGAAGCCCCCTTACGGTCAGCCTTAGCCACCAGAAATTGTGCGCCGCAGATGACGCAGGTGCGCTCTCGCTTTTTGCATGACTCTTCTCGTGCAGCCATCACTCACCTCATCTAAGCTTCCTGATTATCTCGCGGACGCTTTCCCAATTGTCCTCGTTCACGACTAGGGCTACGCCGCCAGCCAGACGGATTTGCTCGATCTCATGTATCTGAAGGGCGGTCGGCTTGTTCTTGCCCGCCTTGCACTCAATAGCCAGAAACCTCCCTGCTACGCAGCAGATGATGTCGGGAACACCGCTCCGTCCATATCCATGCGTAGCAGGGAAGAAGTAGTAGACACCCTCGTCACGGAGGATTTTCACTACCTTGGCTTTGACCTTGCCTTCTGGTGTTAGCGCCATCGTTTGCTCCTTCAGAGCAACGTAGCATCTTCACATACAGTGTCAAGGTTTCCTTAGTCGAGGACAAAGAACGTCTTGTCGTCAAAGCGCGCACCCACGCCGTAGGTGACGCTCTTGTCCCCCATCAGCTTGAGTAGCCCAAGGCCGGCGCGCTGCTTATCGGTAAGTGCTTCCCACTTAACGACCTCGGCAGCGGCTTCATACCTCCAGCGCAGGATAGACTCACCCTCCAGCTTAAGCATACTGCCGCCGCCGTTATACATTGCCTGCATCATGGCACTGGAGCTGCGATCCTCGGCAATCAAGGTGCTAAGATCGGTGTTGCTCTCGCCTAGCGCATAGCTGCGTAGCGTGTCCCAGTTGCTCTCAATGTATGGCATGAGTGCCTCCTGCACCCGCTTCTTGGCACGGATGTACGCATAGTTCTTGTTAGACACGTCAGAACTCACAAGGCTGGCAAGCGACTTAGCAGCGTCTTCCGCGCGTTCGTCCGGGGTCTTGTGGCCGAACGACTCCACTAGCTTCTTGGTGGCAACGGCCAGCTTGGTGCTGAAGCTGCCGTAACCTCGTTGCCGCGCCTTCTCAAGCCTGTGGTTAGTGAAGCAGTACCTGCTCTCACCAGTCCGCCAGTGGGTCTCGCGCCAGACGCGCCCTATCTGTTCGTCCCCGTCGTAGACGTCGAAGTTGTCCAGTTTTGCACCTTGTATGGCATACAATTCGCTCTTGAACCGCCACGTCGGGCGCTTGGCACGGATGCTGTCAATGAACTCAGCCATACGCGGGTGGACTGTTATTGTGTCCTCATGGCCGACCAGCCCATGCTTGGGCCGCTCCAACACCACGCTCTTGGTACCCATGGGGTAGAAATACTCGTACTTGATGTCGTCGATAAACATATGCTTGCTCCTCAGTTGCTATCCCAATGGTGATAACCCTCACCACGTCCTTTATCGTATGCGTCCTCGCGCTCCTCGTCAGCGCGCTCTACCAACACCGTCGCAAGGTCTTGCCAGTTGGTATCGGTGTCGGTGCCATACTTCACCCATCGCTTCAGCCCCTCCCAATCGAGGGTACGGAAGTAACTGCGATCTTTCTTCATTGGTCTGCTCCTTCTTGGTTAAATGGTATCGTCACCGTAGCCGTCGCCTGTCGAGTTGCCGTAGCCCTCACCGTCGCCCCAGCCGCAGCCGTAGTCGACACCGTAGACGCCGGAGCCGTTACCGCAGCCGTTACCGTCAGCCCAACCTAGGCCGATGCCACAACCGTAGCCGTCCCCGATGCTATAATCGAAGCCGTAGCCAGCGTAGAACTCCCCGTCAGGTATGAGCTTAGCCCAGAGGTACTCACCAATCATTTGAGCCTCCATCGCCATTTTCGTCGCCGCAGTAGCCGTCGCCTACACCGTCGCCATATTTGTTGCCTATGCCTATGCCGTAGCCGCGACCAGAGCCCCCGCCGTAGCCGCAATCGTAGCCATCGCCGTAGCCGTAGCTGAGACCGAGCCCACTGCCAGCGTAGAACTCCCCATCCGGTACGAGCTTAGCCCAGAGGTACTCAGGCATTTGAGCCTCCATCACCGTCCTTCCAACCGTAGCCGTAGCCGTAGCCATAACCGTTGCCGCCGTAGCCGACGTAGCCGTGGCCGTAGCCGTCGTAGTCAGTGTAGAACTTCCCGTTGGGTACGAGCTTAGCCCATAGGTAAGTAGGGGCAGCATCGCTGCTGCCCCCGTTGTCACTCACCACGCAGGCCACTTGTCATCATCGCAGGGGATGAGGGCGATCATCGCCACTGGCACGACGGTCACCAGCGGGGCCGGGTCATCCAGCACGGTCTCCTTGACCGGCCCTTTGACCAACTGATTAAGCCCACGCTCCGTACCCCAACGCCGCACAGTGCGGGCGTTGTGCAGATGGTAGAAGTCCCCATCGAACGTGATGCTCTTGGCTACCCACACATGGCCAGCGCTGGCGACTACGAGGGTCGTACCCCAATTCTTGGTATTCATGGTCGTTGCTCCTTCTTGGTTATTAGTTGCGCTTGAGGCTGGGACGCCCCCGCCTACGCATCTTGACGCCCACGTCCAGCAGATGGTTACGCACATAGGTTGGCGAGTGGCCCGTGATCCTGCCCACCTGCTCAAGGCTGTAGCCCTTGGCGTACAGGGTGATGAACCTATCCACCTTCAGCTCTTCCGCCGTGACGGGCTTGGTTTCTTCTTGCAGCAGCTCTGCATACTTGCGCCCGTCAGCTTCCACCTTGCCTCTGACGTACCAGCCAAGGCCGTAGCCTGTTACCCACGCAGCCGCGCCGATGCCGATCATGATAGTTGATGTGTCCATTGTCTTGCTCCTTCATTGTTTGGGGTTGTTACTTAGCTTGCCACTCGCAACACGTTACGCAGATGGTAGGGGGCGAAGTAACTGTAACCTCGCTCCTTGCCGTAGTTAACGCACTCTCGGTTAAGCTCCTGCTCAAGCTGCCATAGGCGGGACTTGAGCGCGTCGTACTCACGCAGCATGGTGACTGCCGGGTGTTCCTTGGTCATTTGTATTTCTCCTCACAGGCTTACGTGCAGGGTCTTACCCGTGGGGGCTTCGACCTTGGGGTTATCGACGATCACCCACAGCACAGGCGCGGGGTAGTTGCTGCCCCAGTTGCCGAACACCTCGCCGTCCGTCACCATGATGATGCAGTCGGGCTTGATCTTGTTGTCGTGCATATAGGTAGGCACACAGTTGGCACTGGTGCCGCCACCGCCCTTGGGTTTCACCTGCGACAGCAGGTTATCGTAGTCACCTTGGGCGAAGCTATCGTGACCAGCTACAGCCGTGTCCCAATACAGCACGTCCAGCTTCTCAGGCTTGGTGGTCTTGGCAATCTCGACCATCTCGGTGAAGATGCGGCTCATGGGTGACGGGTTGCCCGCCCACATCGAACTGGACAAGTCTGCGCCTAGCACAGCATGGCCAAGCGCCTCGCCGTGCATCGAAGGCAAGTACACATCCATACCCACGAACCGGCGGTTGAGCCTGCGCCATGTGGCCTCGTCCTTGGCAGCACAGTGGCTGTTGAAGAACTCCCGCAAGGCAGCGCGCCAGTCAACGGCAGGACGCAGCAGCTCACCTACTTCAGCAGGCGTATCACCCTTGCCTGCGCCGCACTTCTTGGCCTCGGCCTCACCACGCCGCAACGCATGGTCAATCTCCTTCTCCAGCGCGTCACGGTCTGCCTTGTCCATGTCCTTGGCATCATCCCAGCCATGCTCGTCGAAGCTCGGCTGGCCTTGGCCTGCGCCGCTACCCTGCTTCTGGTCTGCGCCTTGCCCGCCTTGGCCTCCGTCCTGCTCCTTCTTCAGTATGTCGAAGATTTGCTTGGCGCTCATGCCGTCGAAGCGCTCATCATACAGCCCCATGCGGGTACCATCTGGGTTGCGCGGGAACTTGCACACGGTCTCGTTGGGGTCGGCCTTCACGATGATGCGGTTAACCACGTAGTCACAGGCTTGGTTGGCAAGCTGGTGGTCAGCCTCAAACAGCTTGCGCCATGTGGTCAGGTGACGAAGCCCCTTGTGGACAGCTTCGTGCAGGCACACGAAGGACAGCTCCGATACAGGCAGCGCCTCGACGAAGGCAGTGCCATACACCTCGTCTCTTCCGTTGGTATATGCCGATGGGGTCTTGTCGCACAGGCTCGTCTTGCCTACCGACATAAGGCCAGCCCACAGGCGCAGGCCGGGAAGCTGCGACCGCATCACGTCGATCTTGGCCTTCTTGAGTTTACGTTCTGGTTGCATGGTGTTTGCTCCTACGTTGTTAGTTGTTACCACTCATACTGCTTGAGCATGGCGTTGAGCTTGTCCTTCATATCGGTGCGGACGCCAGCATCCTCCTTAACATCGTCAATGTCCACCCCTGCGATGGCCTTCTCAAGGTCACGCCGTGCCTGCTCCAGCTTGGGGTCTTTGGTCAGGTTGAGGTGGGTCAGCATCTTGCACAGCTCGGCAGCGTTACCGATGAAGGTATCGTGCCAGCGGGTAATCGTCCCATCAGGCGCAGCCTCCACCTTGGTCAGCTTGTCGGTCATCGCACTGATCGTGGTATGCAGCCTGTCCCATGGCTCACGCATGGCGTCAGCCAACCGGCTATCGAAGGCATCATCATACTGGCGACGCATCTCCTCTAACTCCTGCTTCGGCAGGTCTAAGCGAAAGTCACCCGACTCAGGCACAGGGGTGAACACCAGACGGAAGCCGAACTTGGAGCGCACCTCGTCTACGCTTGGGTAGTCCTCTGGATTATACAGCGCACCCAGATGCTTGGGTGCATCAGCCAACAGGCGGGGATACTCGCGGAAGAACGCCTCGGCCTTGTCCATGAAGTAGGTCTGCCGACCGTTCATCTCCGACTTGTAGTCAAAGAACAGGGAGGTGGGCAGCAGGCGCGGGCCACGATCAGCCCACGGCATGGACAACTGGTTGTGACGAAGCCTGCAATTACCAGCGTAGTCGGCAATGTCCTTGCGGATAGACGAGCCTGCCATGAGGTTCTTGCGGAACTGGCCTGCGTCCGTGGCTGCGTTGTTATCGTCGGTCACCTCGCGGGTTATTGTCTTGTCCACCTTGTTGGCAGTCCAGACGGAGATGTTCAGCTCGACGAGCATGGATGATGAAGAGATGGTCATTGGTTTGCTCCTAGTGTGTTATCCCTAAGCGCGCGGCGCTAGGGCTTGACGGATTACAAAATATCAGCGTTGTCAGCGGCCCACTTGGTGAAGTCGCCATTGCGGAAGGCAACGACTTGCTTGGTCTTGCTACGCGCAAGGCTGGTGCAGAACACAGCCTGATGCTCGGCCTCCATGCGGGACACATACTTCATGATGGGCGTCATGGTGTCGACGTCCACAGCGCGCTCAAGATTGAAGAGCAACGTGATGATTGCACCTACAGACGTAGGGATAGGTGCCGTGTCGGGAGCCTTAAGAATCAGCTCACGCGCAGGCAGCTCGTCTTGGAACGCGATGTAGTGCTGCAAGTCCCGTGCCGCAGGCTCACCGATGGTGCCAATGAGTGCAGCCAACAGCATATTCTCGGTGAACTTCTCACGCTGCCACACGATATGCGAAGCCCGCTCCAGTGAACGCGGAGTCACAACTTGGCCGACCTGCACACGCTTGGGGTTAGGCACGTATGGGTTGCTCGGGTCGAAGTCGTCATCGCGGAACGATGCCAGCGCAGTCGGGGTCTGGTTCACCCACGCCAGCACAACGGGGTGGATGCCATTGGCAGCGCCCCACACCAGCCACTCGTCAGGCGCAGGCTGGCGCACCTCAATTACAGTGAAGCGGTTCATGGTGTGAGCCAAGAACGTATCGCCCAGCCCCTCCTCGGACAGGTTGCCAGTGGCGATGATAATACTGCCAGCAGGTAGCAGCTTATCCGCAATGCGCTTGGGATTCTCGAACATGGGCAGCACCATCTGCTGGATAGAGCGCGGTGCCTTGGGCAGCTCGTCCAGCACGACAACGACAGGGTTGCCGGTGTGCAGCTTGAGCGCCTCGTTGGTGAAGAACCGCATGACGCCGGCCTCCTTGTCGGGGAACGGGATAGCCGTATCGCCCTCGGACTTGGCCGTCATATCGAAGTAGACGTACTCGTACTCGTCACCCAGATGCTCACGCAGCATGGGGAGGATGCTCGACTTGCCGATGCCCATGGGGCCACGCAGCAGGATGTTGTTTGTTGTGCCGACAGCGGCGATGAACTGCGCTGCCTCCTTGAGGGAGACGCGCGAACCAAAGTTGATGGTCATGTTGTGTTTGCTCTTTCGTGTTTACCGTACACGTGTACGGTATTTGGTTGCTTGGTTGCTTGATTGGACGTGGCCGGGTTGGTTCCCGCCTCACCCTCTTCTTATAACAGAGTAGGTATACAAAGTCAAGGGCTATGCCTTCGGCGCTGCCGGCAGTGGCATCCAGTGTGTGGGGTTGCTCACCCAAACGCCGTAGTAGCAAACGTCCGCCACGTTGAAGCAGTAGGCACCGTCCCTGTCCTGCACCTTGGTCACGAGTGCCGCTCTTCCGTTGCCCAATTCACTGCAACAGGTGCCGCCATAGACGAGGTATGGCCCTTGTTCCGGTGCGGTCTCAATCGGTTGCCAGTTCATCAGAGTTCTCCCTTCTCTCTCGCTCTCGCAATCATAGCGCGGGCGACGGTAACCCGCGACGACACCGCGATGTCGTCCTCGTCCAACGTCAGGTTGAGCATACTCTCCAGCGCGAACAGCAGTTCTTCGATGGTCACTCGCGCCGCCAACAGCTCTTGTTCTAGTTCGATCATCAGCTTGTCCTCTTCGCTTTGGCGATGACAGCGCGGGCGTTGGCATACCAGCAGGCTTCATACTGCTCGGCATCAGCGGCCTCGACTGCCCACTCCAGCACAGCCAGCATCTCCTGCTCCAGTTCGGTCAGCACCTTCATCAGCTTGTCCTCTTCGGGTTGAGTTGCGCCAGCTCGGCGCGGTTGGTGATAAGCATATAGTTGGACTTGTTTATTGGTGCGCTGCACCACTGCACTTGTCTTGCTTGGGTCTCACCGCAGGGGAGACAGGTAGTATAACCCAGCGCTTGGCGCTTGGGCGGGTAGGTGTCACCACAGGATACGCATTTAGCCATAGGTCTGTCTCCATTTCTGCATGAACTGCGCCAGCGCACTCAGCTCGTCGGTGGCGGTGCAGTAGAAAAGGTCGGTTGGTACTGAGCGGGTGAGCGGGGTCGATGGACAACTCGCGAAAGACTCTAAGCCAAGTTTTATCCACAACACCTCACCCTCGCGGGTGTAATTAACGCCCCAGCGTTTCACGTCCTTGTCCCTTCTTAGTTAGCGTACACGTGTACGGTAGCCGTAGCCTCCATCTGGATGGCGCATCGCCATGTCAGACGAGGCCGCACTCGGTGCCGACTGGCAGTCGATCCCAGCCAAAGTGTTTTCGGAAGAACCGCAGCGCCTCCCTCTTCGAGGGTGCCCATATGGGCGAGTAGAGCTGTCCCCGACAGTTGACCCAGTATTTCT